TTACTCTTTTAGTTCTTTCTGTTTTTGTTCGCGCTCAATCTGCTTGATACTCTTCTCTGGTGTTGGGAGATCCTCCGGCATTGTTCCACCCAATTCTTTGATGGTCTGTCGCACCTTTCGCCCAACTTCGAAATGAGTTCTATTCGCTGCAGCTTTACCCTGTATATGCTCCCGGCGAAGTTTTTCATCCGTTTGGGTAGCACGGAAGAGATTCGCTGCCAGTTCTGTGCTTCCCATGTGGTCAAGGATATCGGCCGTAGGTTTTAGGCCCTTCTTCTTGGCAATCTCTCGCTTCCCAAGGCCTCCATATAGCCCCTGATAGCCTTTATTTTGAAAGATAGCAAAATCTTGTGGCGTTTCGACTCCGGCGTTCTGTGCGGCTTCCGCGAGAGATTTGTTGTGCTTTTTCATCTCCTGGCGAATGGCAACCCGCTTCTGCTCCTCGCTTAGCCGATCATAGTCATCGACAAGCTCCTGTTGCCTGGTCTTGACGGCAAAATACGACTGCCCGAGAGCGATGATCTCTTTTCTCGGGTCTCCGTTCTGAACAATCAGATAGCAGGCATAGCGGGAGAGCATCATATCCTCGATTTCCTTTACGCCGCCGTTCGGCATAGGCGATGTTTTGTTGACCTCAACAAAACATTCATCCACAGCAATTCCGCTGTTCTGACAGGCGATTTTTGCTTTCTCAATAACGCCAGAGAAATTTCTCCACTCCGTATATTCAAGGACTTTTTGCAGATCCCGAGCATACCAGAATTCCTGTCCATCTTCGGTATAATGCTTGATGCTGTCAAAGGTCTGTTGACTGTATTCGACAATTTCGTCATTCTTTGCGTCATCATCAAAAAAGAAAAACATATCGCACCTCTTTCTCACTCTGCTTTTTCCTGGAGCTTTCTTTATGCCCTGCGGATGGCCTTTAATCGCCCTCTGCGGGGTTTTTCTCTTTCTGGTAGTCTGGTATCTTGGTAAGCTCTTCAACACGCTCTACAGCCTTCTGCTGGCCTGTTGAGTTGAGTTTCGTGAGAGATGCCGATATACGGCGGTGAATATCATCTGTTCCAAACATTGTTTTCATAGTGCTTTCAAGCTCAGAAATAGGGATAGAAAATGTGATTGGGTAATTAGGATCATCTTTTGTCAAAATCAGGGTTTCTACACCGAGTGCTTTTGCTATACGCGATACAGTTGTCATTTTGGGTTTGACTGCACCAGATTCGTACTTTCTAATGGCTGAATCAGCCATTCCGCACAGAGAACCAAGTTCCTTTTGTGTAAGCCCTTGCTTCTCCCTGAGGGACTTAATTTTTTCTCCAATCATTACTATATTCATCATTACCATACCCCTTTCTAGAATGAGAATAGCATAAAGCAATTAAAAAGTACAGATAAAAAAATATCTATTTTTATATTGACAGATAAATATATATCTGATATATTCTTGGTTAGACCAAAACTTATCTGCTTGGAGGTGATACGATGAAGATTGACCGACAGAAGTTGCTGCTCACGATGGCCCGCGCTTGCATGAGTCCGGCAGACCTACAAACAGCAACGCAGCTTCCGCGCCCAACGCTGAACAATGCAATGGGTGGCCGGGGAATTCGCCCTGGGACACTCGGAAAAATTGCCAAGGCACTGAGCGTTGATCCTGAAGAAATCATCGAAAAGGAGGTATAAGATCATGTATTTGATCGTAACCACTGCCGGAGCAATCCAGCTTACCTGCTGGCTATTCGCTCTGGTAGACAGAATCGAAAGGAGGCCGAGAAGATGCCGAGAATGAGAACGGCAACCGGCGCGTTGGAAATCATCAAGCAGCAGGATCCGGATACCGCCGTGACGCTGCACTATATCCGGCAGCTCATCAGCTCCGGGAAGGTTCCATTTGTCCCGGTTGGCAGAAAGAAGCTCATCAATGTTGATGAACTCTTAGCTTACCTCGAAAGGAAGGAAGAAATCGCATGAAAACCAATATATCGATTGAGGCCAGACGCTTCCCCGTGACGCTCAGAGATGAGCGCACCGGCGAGATCATCCAGAGCAGTATTATTCTGGACAAGCAGCGCCTGCAGGCCGCCCAGCTGGTGGGCCAGAGCAGCAAGGAACTGATCCACCAGTTTTACAACCGTCAGGGCTTCCGGGTGCTGGAGATCAGTATGCCGGAGCGGCGCAGTTTAAATCTCAGTCTGGAAGATCTCTGGGATCTCTCTGACAGTGCCGGCAGATTGGAGTGAGCCGATTGAATGATATCCAAAACACTTTGAGACCGGCAGATTTCAGCGACGCCGGAAATGCTGCTGTGTTTGTTCGTGAACACTGCGACGATGTGATTTTCACAGATTCTATGGGCTGGCTCTGTTGGGACGGCAAGCGTTGGGAACGGAACGAGCATAAAGCTCTGGAGCTGGCAGAGGACTTTTCTGCGCGTATGTTGAGCGACGCCATGGCAGAATACCGGGATGCGCTGCATAACGAAGCGGACGCAAAAGCCACGGCACCTGAAGGCGGTGAAGATGTCAAGGCGGCCAGCGAGGCGGTTAAACGGAGTAAGGCCTACTTGTCCCATGCAAATATAACTCGCCGCTCTGCGCGGATAAAGGCCATCTTGGAATTGGCGCGGCCCTATCTAGTGCTTCCCGGAAATGCAATGGACGCTGATCCATGGGAGCTAAATACTCAGGCCGGAATCATCAACCTTGTTACAGGGGAATTTCGGCCAAATCAGCGCGAGTCTCATTGCACGAAAGTGACCGCCGTTTGCAGAAGCAGCGAGGGCGACAACCTTTGGAAAAACTTTCTCGATACAATCACCTGCGGAGACAGTGGTTTAAAAGGATTCCTTCAGCTGGTGATTGGAATGGCCCTCTTTGGTAAGGTGTACCAGGAAGGCGTTACGTTTGCCGTGGGTGACGGCAAAAACGGCAAATCGACTTTCTTCAATGCCGTTGGGGCTGTTCTGGGAGACTACTCCGGATACATCGACATTGATGTTATAACCACTCGCGGGGCGAACGACAAGGCCACTCTGGCCACGTTGCGAGGCAAGCGCTTAGTGATTGCCGGCGAGTTGGAGGAAGGACGCCGGCTGTCCGCTGCCACGATCAAGAAAATCTCCAGCACGGATCCATTCCAAGTAGAAGAAAAGTACAAGCAGCCGGAGGTTGTCAAACCATCTCATACTCTGTGCCTCTTTACAAACCATCTGCCCCGCGTTGGATCAACGGACAACGGCACATGGCGCCGGATTATCGTTATTCCCTTCAATGCCGTAATCCAGAATGACAACACAATCCAGAATTACGGCGACTATCTGGTGGAGAAGGCAGGCGGCGCTATTTTAGCCTGGGCTGTGGAAGGTGCGCAGAACTTCGCGCGGAACGGTTTTCACCTGGATGTCCCCGAAAGCGTGGAAGAGGCCACAGAGGCATACCGGGATCGTGAGAACTGGCTGGAAAACTTCGTTTCTGACCGGTGCATCTGGGAGCCTGGTGCGCGTGTCGGTGCCAGGGAGCTGTACGAAGAATACAAGGCATGGTCAAACGATGTGATGGAAAAATACATACGCAGCGAAAAAGAATTCTCCGCAGAGATGGAAAGACTGGGGATCATCAAGAAGAAATCGCACGGTGTAAATACATACTTTGGCCTTCGTATTTGTTTCTCCAAAAACCGCTCAAGCCCTTGCTATGACAGCGAAATTTTGTAATCGGGGGAGGGGTGGGAAGCTGAAACGTAACTTTCTCTAATAGCACTTTAATTTTGCTTACACGAAAGTTAGTATTTTGACTCCCCAACACTCCCCAGGAAAGGAAAATTATGGAAAATAAATATTGCCCGCTGCTGTCTGCCGAGGAAGGAGACAGCCTTGTGGAATGCAAAGAAGAATTGTGCGCATGGTATGTGCCGCCTGTCCGCCACGGGGATGAGGGCCGCTGTGCTGTGCAGGCGTTGGGTGTTCTGCCGGAGCTGGTGAAAGGGGTAAGGGGGCTATGAGTTACTACCGTACCTGTCCCAACTGTGGGGCTGCTTTAGATCCGGGTGAGCGGTGCGACTGCCGTGACGGAACCGAGAGCGAAGCGAGAAAAGGCAAAGAGAAAGCCGCCGCCAGTGCGACCAACACTGACAGCGGCAAGGTGGAAACGGGATTGACGGCCCATATTTCCACCTCCAGTTTATCAGATAACAGGGAGGAAAATCAAGTATGGAAAAGATAAATACCATTTTTGAAGCGGCTTCCGCTATGGAGAGCACGCACAGCGCATTATGCGAGATATATGATGCGCTGGACGTCTTTGATGATTCTGTGGAGCGTGAATTGCGCGCACCCGGAGGAGAGATCGAAGACTGGGCGGCTATTAACTTCGCAAGAAGATATCACTTCTTCCAGAGTACATTCCGCATTGCCTGCCGCGATCTGGCGCGCGTTATTGACGAGCTGAAGGACAGCGTGGATTTAACGTATGAAGCCGCTGCAAAGGAGAAGAAAGCATGACTATTCCTGAAATTGAGCGTGCGGAGGCAGGCATAGAGGTCAAGGCTGCCGCTGTGTCCAATCTTTTGCCGCCTGTACATCGGCAGGCGTTTGAATTGCCCCTTGATGGTGTTCTGGTAATGGCAGCTACGAAGATCAGAAGCAGGCTGCTTATAACTGGATGTGTGCTAATTACGCCCTTACTGCGGCGGTGATTTACGCAACTATGAACCTCTCTGAGGAAGTATACGCCGACACATGTGATTTAGGGTGTGGGGTTGGCAAACTGGAAAAGGGAGCCGACTAAATGATACCTATCCCCCGAAGAGGCGGACTTCTCCGGGGGACACCTGAAGGAAAGGGGGATGAACGCTGCCGGGGTAATTGAAAAATTTGCTGACATGGTTACGCGCATGAAAAAAATTAAAAGGTAGAAAGGATTTTGAAAAATGAGTCTGATTGCAGATGTTAGACGGATTACGGCTGAATACATGGGGAAGATCTCCGCTCAGCAGCGGCTCCTGAAGGAGCATGAAAAGAGCCGCGAGAATTTCAGCGAGGCCCGATTCGCTGAGATTGAGAGACAGTTGGGACTGGACATGGAAGCAATCAAGGATGAGTGTGAGAGAAAGGTCCGGGAGCGTGTGGAGCGGTATAAGGCTGCTATTTCCACTGCCGATGCGCTGAACGGCTCCGACCTGACCGATGACGCCAAATTGCTGAATGGAGACTACCCTCTGACCGTCAATGATTTGGATGCTATGATAGATCGTTCCGCTGGCAACCGTACTATGGAGAAGCTGATCCATGACTATGCGAGAGAGCACGGCATGAGCCTAAGCCGCACTTTCTACTCTGCGGAGCAGAAATCGGAGGCCGCTGACGGCCTTGTCAGCTACGCCCGGAGCTGCTGCCAGCGGCCGGAGTACTTCGATATGATGGGCAGTGATGAGTATTTCGAGGAAGCACTTTCTGAGGCTATCAAGGGCGAGTGATACTGTGGCTTAGTTTCGAATAACGGTAAATCGAACAGAGAGCGAACAACGAGCGAAGTCCGGAGAAAGTGAGGTGATTTCCACGGCCAACAATCAGAACCTGCGGCCATTCAATACGCTGCCGCCGGAGGAGCGACGGGAACTTGCCAGAAAGGGCGGTATCGCCAGCGGGGAAAGGCGTAGATATTTGGCGGATCTTCGACTCGCCATGATAGAAAATATAGCCGGCCGAGACCTTGCGATAGAGACCAGAGCCGAATATCAGCGAGCAATCCGCCGATATGTGGCCGAAGAGTTGAGAAAGTCATCTAAAAAGGGAAAAAATAACAGTTCATGATATCGGATTTTGACCCGATTTTGACGTCTAAAAATCCGATATGCCGGAAAAGACAGGAACCATTGAAAAGGCTGCGTTTGGGGTCTGGCACGGTCGCAGTTTTCACCTTAGCTATAAAGCCCTACGGTAAAAAAGTGCTCCGGCTTCTGCTGAATTTGCAACTTTTTTAGGGTGAAGACACCCAACAGATGACCATGCATTTTAGCCACGGATCTGCTGCTGATATCTCATCTGCTGTCTGTTGGGTATTCCCATTGCCGCACAAGGCTTTCAGCTGTCAGACCCGGCGCACGGTCTGTCTACTATGTACACCCAACAGACGAGCGCCGAAATGGTGTCTTTCGCCGGTCACGGCGGAAGCACTATTTCGGCGTGGAGACGAACGAGGAGGCAATTGATGAATAGATTAACGAAATACAGTGAGGAATGCCGTTGTGCTTGCGGAGGAACTATATGAAACGTGAGACATATCAACGCGGCCTACCGGGTGCAAAATGGGGCATCTGGAACTGCTCCCGGAAGGAATTTCAGTTTGACATCTGCGAGGACACTCCGATGCTGGCGGTGGCCAGACTGTTCCAGAAAATCGGTGATGACGCTCGACAGTGGCGCTTTGAACCGAGACAGTTGCCCCGCACGGTAAATGTTAGATAATCTGGAGTGTGCTGCTGGTAAGCACGAAAAGGAACCGGAGATTTAATTCTCCAATTTTGGAGGTCAGCGGAGTTGAACCCGAAACGCCTTAAACAAATCCCATATTTGATTTCGGCCGAGGACCAGGCTGAACTTGCGTACTTACGCGGCTATATTGCGAGAATTGACGATGCCCTTACGCGGCGGATCTTTGAGCTCCGATACATCGATGGGTGCAGTTGGGAGCGGGTCGCAGAGAGAGTGGGCGGAGGAAATACGGCGGAGGCGGTGCGGAAGAGGCATAACCGTTACCTGCTGAGACACTGAGTGGGGGCAACAACGCCCCCACTTTTTTCGCGGTATCAAAAACCTGTCCCTGTTTGTCCGTTTTTCCATGCTACAATAAAACTAGGACTGCTGGTCCTGCGTAGTCAAAGGCTTTTTGCCGGCGGCGGGGATATGGAGATAATCTCCGCCGCCGCAACGCCAAGAAAGGGATTTCCGCATGACGCTGAAGGAGATGTCTGTTGAATATACGGAGAGTGCGAATCTGATCCGCGCTCGCATCCGGGAGCTTCGTGCGGAGAAAAAAGCGGCCAATAGCCCGTCTGCCTCCTACAAGATTGACCGGAGGATCAAAGAGTTGACACCTATGCTGCAGGAATGCAGGGATCTTGCGGAACTGACCGCACGATATTATGAGAGGAGCTATCACAAGCATGAGAGGTATACCCTTTGATACCAAGGCCGGCGAGTTTGAATGCGGTATGGCCGGCTGGATCCGGGAGAACGCCGGTGACAACGGGGAGCAGATGGAGCGGCTCATGCGTAACCTCAGAAAAGCCCGGGAGGAAGAATTGACACCTCGGCAACGGCAAATGCTTGAGATGAGATTTGAACAGAACATGAAAATCTCTGAGATCTCCGAAGCACTTGGCGTAAATCGGTCCACGGTGTCTAGGACAATCATTCGGGCGAAGAAGCATCTGAGAAGGTGCCTGAAATATAGTTTCTGATGGTGGTCTGGTATGGATATGACAACCCGCGAAAAAAAAGAGATCCTTCTGAAGTATCGTTCGACCATGCGGGAAATCGAGTGGCTTGAACGGGAAATCCAGAAGTGGAGATCCAATGCAGAGAGGATGACAGCATCGTACCATGCCGCTCCTGCTTCCGGTGGCTCCAATAGGCGCAGCATCGAAGAAGCCGTTGAGCAAATCGATAAGCTGATCAGACGGTTCATGGATTATCAATCGGATCTCATTCGCACCCGCGGGATGATAGAGAACGCCATTGAGAGTTTGAAAGACCCGGTATTCCAAGAAGTACTTCAGATGAGGTACCTTGACGGGTTAAGCTTCCACCAAATTGCGGGTAAACTCGGATACAGCGATCGTCATTTGACAAGGCTCCATAGAGCGGCGTTGGAAAAGATGTCCTTGAATGTCCTATATGAACTGTGATATAGTGTAGGCTGAAACAAAGCAGAGAGGTAGAAAAGGCCTCTCTGCTTTTTGCATGCACATTTTGCGTTGAGAGGTGGTGGACATTGGCCAATGAGCAGAACCTCATTCCGCTTACCGAGCGTGGCAAAGAGGACGCAAAGAGAATCAGGCAGATGGGACAAGCAGCACAGACGGCCGCCCGCCGCAGGAAACGCAGCCTGAGAGAGGCTGCGGATGTTTATCTTTCTCTGCCTGTCTCTGACCGCCGGACATGGAATAAAATTGCCCGCTGCGGCGTGGACCCTGAGGACATCGACAATCAGATGGCCATGATTATCGGACTGACGATGGCAGCCACTGCCGGAGATGCCAGAGCCGCAAAGGTCATTGTTGACCTGATCGGTGAGGAGGACAGCCAGGGAGAAGCGGGGGTTGAGATCATTGACGACCTCTAACGCACAAATCCGGCTTTCTTCCGCAGTCGCCCCCGCCTTCCGGGAGATTCACCGGGACATCAAAGCCGGCGGTCATACGCATTACTGGCTGCCGGGTGGCCGTGGCTCTACAAAGTCATCCTTTGTCGGCGTAGAGATCCCACTTGGCATCATGCGGGATGAGAAAGCCGGAGAGATGACGAATGCGGTAGTTCTCCGAAGATATAGTGTGACCCTGCGGGATTCTGTGTTTGCACAGATCCTGTGGGGTCTTCATGTTCTCGGTGTGTCGCACCTGTGGAAAGCAACGGTTTCCCCGCTGGCTCTGACCTACAGGAAGAGCGGCCAGCAGATCCTTTTCCGCGGCGTGGATGACCCAACGAAGGTAAAATCCATCAAAGCACCTGTCGGGTATATCAAGTATGCCTGGTATGAGGAGGTCAATGAGTTCGAGGGGGAGGAAAAGATCCGTTCACTGAATCAGTCTCTGATGCGCGGCGGCCGGAATTTTGCTTTCTTCTACACATTCAACCCGCCGCCTTCATCCCGGAACTGGTGCAATCAGTATGTTTCCGTCAGCCATCCTGGAACGATGGTCGTGCATTCAACATATCTGACCGTTCCGCGAGAATGGTTGGGAGAACCGTTTATCATTGAGGCGGAGCACCTGAAGGAAACAAAGCCGACAGCATACGCTCACGAATATCTGGGCGAGGTCACCGGCACTGGCGGCGAAGTTTTCGACAACGTGAACTTCGTAGAGCTACCTGATGAGGTGATCGACCGCTTTGACCGTATCCGCCGCGGCATTGACTGGGGCTATGCAACAGACCCCTTCGCCTATAACGAGTGTCATTACGACAAGACTCGGCGGCGCCTTTACGTCTTCCGAGAGCTGCACCAGGTACGCCTAAAGAATCGGAAGGCGGCGGAGCTTATCAAGCCGCTGGCCGGTTCCAGGCGTATTACCTGCGACAGCGCTGAGCCGAAGAGCATCGATGAGATGCGTGATTTTGGCCTGAACGTTGCCGGTGCCAAGAAGGGCCCGGACAGCGTTGAGTATGGCATCAAGTGGCTGCAGGACCTGGAGGAGATCATCATTGACCCCGTCAGGTGCCCGGAGACAGCACGAGAATTCTCCGGCTAGGAGCTGGATCGGGACAAGGACGGGAATTTCAAGGCCGGGTTCCCAGACCATGACAACCATCATATCGATGCTATCCGCTATGCATGTGAGGATGACATGAAGCGGCCAAGCATCAGCATCTTGAGGTGAGCCTATGCAGTACACTCAAACCGAACTCATCAATGCGGCACTCAGCGCCCCAGACACGGCGCCTATGACGCTGGAGCAGATCGTCAGCCAGGAGATTGAAGACTTCCGAAAGTCCCCGCAGTATGCGGAGATCCTGACGGCGGAGGAGTATTACAAAAACCGCTCTGATATCCAGAAGAAGCAGGTGGACATCGAAGGACGCTCCAACTGCCGCATTGAGCACCCTATTTACCGCCGCGTGGTGGATCAGAAGGTCAGATATCTCCTGTCCCGCCCGTGGTCGGTGTCGACTGAGAACAAGCAATACGGCGATGCGCTGACCGCTCTGTTTGACAATGAATTCCGCCGGAAGATCCAACGCATCGGAAAGAATGCCATCCGGGATGGTGTGGGCTGGCTGCAGCCCTATATTGATTCCGAGGGGAAGCTGTGCTTCTCTGTTCTGCCGTATAAGGAGGTCATCCCTCTCTGGAAGAGAGTAGATGAGCTGGACGGCTTTATTCGCTTCTACGAGCAGACCGTCTTTATCGGCCAGAAGCGGAAAAGGGTTGGCCATGCTGAATTCTGGAACCTGGAAGGCGTACGCCGGTTCACTGACGAGAACAACGACGGCCATTACAAGGAGATTCCCGAGGAGCAGGAAAGCCATTTCACATATGGGCCGCAGCCGTATAACTGGACTTCCGTGCCGCTCATCTGGCTCAGATACAACGAGGAGGAACTTCCTCTTCTGCGCTTCATCAAGGAGCTGGTGGACGATTACAACTGGCAAACCAGTGTGACCGCCGATGTGCTTCGGGATATTGCAAAGTTCATCTATGTGCTGCGGAATTACGGCGGCGAGGATCTCGGTCAGTTCCTGGTTGAGCTGAAGAAGCACCTGGCGATCCGCGTGGACGGTGACGGCGGCGTCGATAAGCTGCAGGCAGACATCAACGTGGATGCTGTATTGTCGTTCCTGGATAAGCAGCGGCGTGACCTGTATGATTTCGCATCCGCCGTCGATACCAAAGACCCTGACCTCGGGAACGCATCCGGAAAGGCCATTGGCTTCCGGTACATGGATCTCGATGCTGACTGCGCAGATCTGGGCGCTGAGCTTCAGGCGGCCTTCCTGCGGATGAAGCCGTTCCTGGACACTTGGCTCCAGATGAAGGGCGTCGGCGACTTCCGCTCTGAAACCTTCGATATTCAGTTCAACATGGATATGCCGGTGGACGAGACGGAGATCATCGCCAACATCAACAGCAGCGCCTCGCTGCTGTCCAAGCGCACCCTGCTGGAGAATCACCCGTGGGTGAAGGACGTGGATGCGGAACTGGCCGCCATCAAGAAGCAGCGGGAGCAGGAAATGAAGGACTATGGGAAAGACCTGTTCTCCGATGACGATAACGGTGGAGATCCTGGCGGAGACCCCAATCAAAAGTAACTGACCGGGTGGTGGTGCAATGACTCCGAACAAAGAATACTGGATGGGGCGCGCGCTGACCCGTGAGCAGGAAGCCTATCTGCGCGGAACGCTGCTGAATAAGCGGATGTTCAACGAGTATCAGAAGGCTGCTGATAAGCTCAAAAAGTCTATACAGTCCTTTTACGGCAAGTATGCCACAAAGCATGGACTGACCTATGAGGAGGCCGTGCGTAAGCTGACAGCCCGGGAAGCCAGAGAGTGGAAGGCCACGCTGGGGGAGTACGTCGCAGACATCAGCGCTGCGGCGGATCCGAAAGTGAAGGCCGATCTGATCGCTCAGCTGGACGCCCTGTCAGCCAACAGCCAGATTTCCCGTTTGGAAGCCCTGCTGGCAGACGCACAGGCTCAGATGGATGTCATGTATGAGCGCTGTCGGGAGGAGCTGACTTCCGGCTTCGGTGAGATCTACACGGAGTCATATTATCACAAGCACTATGACATCCAGTCCCGCGTCGGCTGGGTATCTGAGGTTGCGAAGCTGACGCCCAGCATGATCCAGGACGCCGTATCGTACCCATGGTCTGGCGCTATGTTCTCTGACCGTCTGTGGCAAAATAAAAACGCCCTGGTGTTCAACATCCGAGAGATCATCACCCAGAGCCTTATCCAGGGAAAGAACCTCCCGGAGACCTCAAAAGCCCTGTCGAATAAGATGGGACAGTCCTACAAGGTAGCTGAGAGGCTTGTGCGGACTGAGACAAGCCATCTCCATAACCGGGCTGACCTGTTCGCCTATGAGGCCGCTGGCGTCACCGAGTATGAGTATATGGCCACGATGGATGCGCGCACCTGCGAAGTCTGCGGCGCTCTGGACGGCAAGCACTTCCTCATCAAAGACGCAACGCCGGGCGTAAACTTTCCTCCAATGCATCCCAATGACCGATGCACCACGGTTGAATATGACCCTGATGATGCTGCGGACTGGGCTGCTTCCGGTGAGAAGATGCCGGAGAGCATGACCTATGAGGAGTGGAAGGATAAGCAGGGCATTGAGGAAGAAAGCGATGTGTCCGATACCGTCCGGAGAGCCGCAAAGAGCTTGGTAACTGGGAAAAAGGTTGTTTCGTTCAGTGGGCTTCCTGACCAGCTCCGCAAGGACTTCCGCGCTGGCTTGAATACGGCAACGCCTGAAATTGCAAAGGTGCTCCGAAAGAATTATCGGAATGTTGATTATGTGCTTGATCGTAATAGGGGCTCATCGCATAGTAAAAGCATTTTCTCCCGGAACACGATTACGATTGGAAAAAACGCATCTGCAGGGACACTGGCTCATGAGCTTTTCCATGAGTTGGATAATGGAGGGAAAATTAGTTCTGGCCTGTCAGCAGCTATCGCCCAAGATATGGCCGCCCTGGCTGTCAAGAGCGGGGGTGACATCAAGGCCTATCTTCAGAACCTGTACCCTCATGCATTCCGCACAGGACGAACGGGCATCATTGTGTTGAAGAATCCGTATCGCGGAATAGCGGACATTCTTAACGGAATGGCAGACGGAAAAATCAACTATGGCTTTGGGCATAAGAGGGAATATTGGGTGAATCCCGGAATGCTGGAGGCGGAAGCGTGGGCGCAGTTCGGGCGGGTATATTTCGATAATGATTCGGATGCCAAGAAAATGTTTGAAACACTCTTTCCAAATCTAAGTAGACATGCTATGATGGCATTGAAAGGGCTGATTTGATATGTGGAACGGTCTTGTAACCGAAGAATTACTGAATCTTTTTCGCCAGTATGCACAGCAGAATTACGGTGTTGAACCAGACTGTTACGAGGACATCGATTATGACGATATCACCTATGATGAGTTTGTTGCATTTATCCACGAGTGCCTGAGAACCGGAAAAGAAATTCCCGATGTAGTAGATTAAACCACCTACCGTTTGGTCGGTGGTTTTCTTATACCCATATTGTTGATTGAACCGCCTGATGGGCGGTTTTTTCATACCATCAAGGGCCTCCCGTCCCTGACCAACGGGAGCGGCAAAGAGCGTGGAAGTCGCTTTATAAACAGCCAGAGAGGAGAAAACACATGATTTTCGAGAGCATCAAGACCCTGCTGGGTGATGAACTGACCGCCCAGGTGGAGACCGCCCTGAAGGGTAAGGGCAAGGATGGGAAGGACGTCGACCTGGTGGTCGGCAACGACGGTACCTTTGTCCCGGCGGACAAGTACGAGGGCGAAAAGCGCCGCGCGACATCCGCTGAGAATGCCTTGAAGAAGGCGGCGGAGGCCGTCAAGGACTTGGGCGGCTCCGGTGACCCCACCAAGCTGGAAGAGGACGCGGGAAAGGCCAAGACCACCATCGAGACCCTGAAAACCGAGCACAAGAAGGAGATCGCCGGCATCCGGAAGGACACGGCCCTCCGCATGGCGCTGTCCGGTAAGGTCCATGACCCCGCTGACGTTATCGGCCTGCTGGACGCGTCCAAGATCGAGGTCGGTGAGGACGGTGCTCTGAAAACTGACCTGGAGGCGCTGTTGAAGCCCATCCAGGAAAGCAAGCCCTATCTGTTCAAGTCTGCTGAACCCGCTCCGAATCCTGATCTGGCCGGAGCGAAGCCGGCTCCCGAGACGCCCGGCGCATCCGCGAAGCAGCCTACCATGGAAGAAATTGAAAAAATGTCTATGGAAGAATACGCCGCCTACCGTGCAAAACAGGACGGCTTCCCTAGAAACTGAAAGGAGTAATCAAATATGCCCAACGCTTTTCTGACCCCTAACATCATTGCCCGTGAGGCGCTGATCGTACTGGAGAACAATCTGGTCATGGCGAATCTGGTTCACCGTGACTACTCTGACGAGTTCGCCCAGATCGGCGACACTGTCACCATTCGTAAGCCCGCCAAGTTCACCGCCAAGAACTTCACCGGCGCCATCTCCCGGCAGGACGCTTCCGAGGGCAGCGTGCCTGTGAAGATCGACCGTCACCGCGACGTGTCCTTCGGCGTTACCTCCAAGGAGCTGACCCTGGATATCAAGGACTTCTCCACGCAGCTGATCTCTCCCGCAATGCGTGCCATTGCCCAGGCCGTGGACGAGGACCTGCTGAATGAGGTTTCCAATATCTCCGCCACCGTCAGCGGCACTGCCAGCCCCACTGATCTGAAGGACATCGCCGACATGTCCAAGGCCCTGGACATCGCCAAGGTCCCCATGGATCAGCGCCGCCTGGTTCTGGATCCCAACCATAAGTACCGTTATGCTCTGACCGATAACCTGTCCAAGGTTGCCTATGCCGGCAACGGTGAGACCCTGCGCAATGCTGAGCTGGGCCGCCTGTATACTCTGGACACCTACATGGATCAGAACTGCCCCGGCTCTCTGGCGACCACTCCCGGTACTGCCACCAGCTTCAGGATCACCGGCAGCAAGGGCGAAATGAAGGTGGCGCTCTCCGGCGTGACGGCAGCCACCGCAACCGTCAAGAAGGGCGACTGCTTCATCCTGGACGGCTACCGCTATCATTTCACCGCCGATGCGACTGCCGCGGCCGGCGCTGTTGCTGAGGTCGGCATCGATGCTGAGCTGGTGAAGGACTACACCGATGCAAAGACCTATGTGGCCAATAAGATCCACTCTCTGGCCTTCCACCGCAACGCGATCGCGCTGGTGACCCGTCCCCTGGCTCTGCCTATGGGCGCTTCCAAGGCCGCAATTGTCAGCCACAATGGCCTTGGCGTCCGTGTGGTCTATGGCTATGACCAGGATACCAAGACCGACACCGTGTCTCTGGATATCATCTACGGCATTAAGACGCTGGATGAGACCATGGCTGTAAAGCTGGTGGGCTGATATGGTAACGCCGGAACGCCTTGAACAGCTTAAGAAAATTCTTGGCGTGACCGACACTGCCAAGGATGACCTGTTCACATTCGAACTGGAACTGGTGGAAGATCAGATTTTAGCCTACATCAATCAGGATGTCTTGCCAGAGCAGCTGGCAAGGCCGTTGGTCATGATCGCCGCAGCGCACTGGAAGTCTGCGGGGTACGGCAAGGAGCAGGCTGCTGCCGGACCTGTGACTTCCGTAAAGCGCGGCGATGTGACCACCTCTTTTGCCGCCGCGGCCGGCGCTGATGCAAGCTCCGGCACCTTTGAACTGGGCGGCGGTGATGGGTTCTTTGGCTGGCGAACCACACTCAACGCATACCGAAAGCTGAGGTGGTCGTGATGGGCTTCGGCGTTCCAGACGAAGAGAGGACGGCGCTGGAAGAGACCTACGAGGACACGGCAGTCATCAGCCGGATGGGAACAAAACAGGTGGGGGCTATCGATAAGATGGCTCCCACCCCTGTATATTCCGGCATCCGGTGTGCCCTGAGCAGGAAATCAGACAGCAGCCGCCAGACTGCAGCGCAGCAGGATGTGGAGTATGACTGTGTCCTGTTTGCCGCACCTGAGCTTGATGTAAAGCCGGGGGATGGCGTGGCCGTTTCCCGTTTCGGTGTTGAGGAGCTGTTTGAAGCTGTCGGCCGTCCGGCCAGATACGCCACGCATCAGGAGATCTTCCTGAAAGGGCGTGACCTCCCGTGAGTGTTGATTTCAGCGGCATCACGGAGATGCGGAAACGCATGGAGGCTCTGGCGGACGATATGCCGAAGATCATGGAGCAGCTGGTGATCGGTGAGGGCGTCTATGCGGTAGGCCAGGCGCGCCGGATCTGCAAAGAGGACGGCATCGTCAACAACGGTACCTACCGTATGAATTTTCATGCCGGAGACAAAGCCCTGTCACTTGGAGCCAATGAGAAGGCTTATGACGGCGGAAAAATCAGGCGGTCTGGTCCGCTGTACAGCATCGATGTTTATAACAACCTCGACTATGCGAAGCCTCTGGAGTACGGCTTCCGCTCGCACTTCGTCCCGGGGTACTGGGCGGGGCATACCTTTGTGTACCAGCCTGGATTCCCAGGCGGTATGTATGTCGGCTCCTATAATGGTTTCGTCAATGGGCATTTCACCCTGCGACGAGCCATCCGGCGCACAACGCAGACACAGGATGCGAGGTTGAACAGAAAGTTCAATGCCATTCTGAATCAGAGGATCAATGGAAAGGGGGACGGCACCGGTGACGCTGAATGATATTACCCAAGCTGTTGCAGGCTCTCTGAAAGCCGTCTGGCCATCAAGAAAGGTCTATGCTGATGAGATTCCGCAGAATGCGGACGGCGCTTTCCATGTGGCCATGGAGAACGTTGAGCAGACCCGCGGGCTGGATCGTCAGCAGCGCCGCACTGTCGGCGTGCAGGTGCTCTACTTCCTCCGCAGCAAGGACACATTGGAGTATCTGGAGTGGGCGGATAGCATGTTCGACCATTTCAGGATGCTGGATGTAGGAGGCCGACAGGTGCATCTTAGCAACCAGAGCGCACGGAATGACTCGGATGGCAGGTACTATCAGTTCCTGTTCGATATTGACCTGCGCTTTGTAGAGGCGGCCCCCGCTTCTGAGCCGATGGAAACTCTGAAAACTGAGGAGGTCGTGCAGTAATGGCGACGAAGAAAGGGGCTGCCGCAGCTGAGGCCCCCGCATTTGAAAAAAAGCAGCTGGCAGCGTGCCAGGACTTCCGGGGGCAGGCAGACCTCGTGAACGCTCTGCTGGAAGACGGCAAGCTATACACAAAAGACGAGGCCAGGCGTCTCGTCAATAAATTTCTGAAAGGACAGGTGAAGTAAATGCCTGTTGGTGGAGGCACCTTTACGGTGCAGAACAAGACCCTGCCCGGCGCGTACTATCAGTTCCGCGCCTCCGGCAATACCGTTTCCATGGGCGCACGCGGCATCGCCGCTCTGCCCCTGGAACTCCCCTGGGGGCCTGAGAATCAGATCTATTCTCTGGCCGCCGGTGATTTCAACCAGCTGGCCCTGAAGGATCTGGGATATGATCCCACCGCCTCTGAGCTCCTGCTGGTTCGTGAGGCTCTGAAACGTGCCAAGACCCTGCTGATCTACCGCGTGAACTCCGGCGGCGCAAAGGCTGCTGTGACGGTCGGTGGCCTGAGCGTGACCGCTCGCTACGGCGGTACTCGTGGCAATGCCCTGAAGGCGGCTGTGCTGGCCAATGCCGACAACTCCGCCAATGTGGATGTGGTGACCTATCTGGACGGTACCGAGATGGATCGCCAGACGGTTGCGAAGTCCGGCGGCGCAGCCGGCCTGAAGGCCAATGATTATGTGACTTTCAGCACTCCCGCTACGCTGACCGCCGCCGCGGCCGCCAGCCTGACCGGCGGTACCGATGGCACCGTCAACGGTAGCGCATACACGGCGTGGATGAATGCCCTGGAGGTCGAGGACTTCAATGTTCTGGGCTATCCCGGCACCGATGACAGCGTGAAGTCTCTGGTGACCGCCTTTGTCAAGCGACTGCGTGATGATGAGGGCAAGTACATCACCGGTGTCCTGTATCAGCATACCAGCGCTGACAGCATCGGCATCATCAGTGTGAAGAACGGCGTCAAGCTGTCCGACGGTACCGTGATCACCGGCGACAAGGCTGTTGCGTGGGTGACCGGCGCTTCTGCCGCGGCAGAGATCAACGAGAGCCTGACCAACACCACCTACGATGATGCGGTGGATGTGGATATCAAGTATACCAAGGGACAGTACGAGGCGGCTTTGAAGGCTGGCGAGTTCGTCTTCTATGCCGAAAAGGGCAAGGCTCGCGTGCTGTCCGATATCAACTCCCGCACGACCTTCGGTAGTGGCGTGTCCGAGGACTGGACTTCCAACCGCGTCATCCGTGTCCTGGACGGCTGGGCCAGTGACACCGCCCGTATCTTCGGCCAGCAGTATCTTGGCGTTGAAACGAACAGCGAAACCGGGAGAAGCCTGTTCAAGGCGGATCTGGTAAGCTTGGGCAAGCAGTATGAAGGCATCGATGCCATCAGCAACTTCCTGCCGGATGATGTGACCGTCCAGCAGGGCAACGGAAAGCGGGATGTGGCGGTCTTCTGTGCTCTCCAGCCCAATGACAGCATGGAGAAGCTTTATATGAAGGTCACGGTTAACTGAGGGGAGGAACGATAACCAATGAAAGAGATTTCTTCCATGGATACCCTGTCCGGCAAGGAAGGCCGGGCATATGCGAAGATCAACGGCAATAACGAGGAAATGTTCTATGCCCGCTCCATCAACGCCAAGGTGGAGAAGTCCAAGGGCCAGGTCAAGGCCATCGGAAAGCGCATGGTCGGTCACAAGACCACCGGCGCCGAGGGTACCGGCTCTATGACTATCTACTACCTTTCTCCCATGTTTCGGGAGCAGCTGGCGGAGTGGAAGCGTACCGGTGTGGACGCATACTTCGATATGGTCGTTGAGAACTCTGATCCCGCTTCTTCCGCGGGCACGCAGACTATTCTCCTGTCCGATGTGAACCTGGACTCCACTGTCCTGGCCATGCTGGACGGTGACTCCGACGATCCCCTGCAGGAGGATGTGGATTTCACCTTCGAGGACTTCGAGATCCTGTCCGCGTTCAATAAGATCTGATTTCATGAGGGCACTCCGTTGTGGGGTGCCCTCGCTGTAAAGGAGATGTTTTTCATTGAGTAAGCTGATGGATTTTCTGATGAGCGACGGTGCCGGCAAGGAAGTTCAGACCACTGTCAATATTTCCGGTTTCCCGGAGCCGTTTACCATCAGGAGCATTACCGAGGCGCAGAACAAAGAAATCCGTAAGAGCTGCCAGACGACCACCTTCAACAAGAAGACGCATCAGAAGGAAGTGGAGACCAACAACGATCTCTACAACTGCCGCCTGATCGCCACCTGCTGCCTGGATCCGAACTTCAAGGACGCGGAGCTGCAGGCGCATCACGGCGTACGCGGCGCCGAGAGCTTGATTGACGTCCTTCTGAAGCCTGGCCAGTTTCTTGACCTGCTCATGGCGATTCAGGATATCAACGGGTTCTCCGATGACATCAACGAGCAGAAGGAAGAAGCAAAAAACTGATCGAGGGGGGCAATGGTGAGGCGAACTATGCCCACTTTGCCCTCCAGAGACTGAACATCCTTCCAGGGGAATTGATGGCGCTCCCGTCCAGAGAACGCGCTTTCATTTATGCCTCCATTGACCTGCAGATAAAGCGGGAAAAGGAGCGAGAAGAAAAGCTGAAGAGGAGGTGACCGGTGTGTCGGTCTCCAGCCAAATCACTGTCCGGGACGCCGCCAGCCGCCGTCTGGAACGGATCGCGGACAGGTATGCCCGAGTTGAACGGGCTGCCAGAGCGGCAGATACCGCCACGAATGCCACCGGGCGAAACACGGCGGAATACTTTGACCGGGCTTCCAGGTCTGTGCAGAACGCTGCTGATAATGTCAATGATTTCAGCCGCCGGCAGCAGGATGCCGAACGGCAGGCCAGTATGATTGGCGATGTCTGGCAGCGCATCAAGGGCTATATCGGCGCCGCCGGCGCTGCTTTCAGTATCTCCAAACTGACCGCACTGTCGGACACGCTCTCAAGTAATAAGGCTCGCCTCGGACTGATTGTGGATGACGGAGGATCCGTGAAGGAGCTGGACAAGCAGATCTATGCATCTGCAATGAGAGCCAGAGCGGAATACACCAGCGTAGCGGCAACCGTTTCAAAGTTGGGACTTCTGGCGGGTGACGCCTTCAGCAATAATAATGAGATGATCGCCTTCACGGAGCTGATGAACAAGAACTTCACGATTGGCGGCGCATCCTCGCAGGAACAGACCTCAGCCATGTATCAGCTGACGCAGGCCATGGCTTCCGGGCGCCTCCAGGGCGACGAGTACCGGAGCATCATCGAGAACGCCCCACTGCTGGCGAAAGCCATTGAGGACTATATGCGCAATGTTCAGGGTGCCAAGGGATCTATGAAAGACTGGGCGTCTGAAGGCCTGCTGACCGCAGGAATCATTAAGGCCGCCCTGTTTTCCACGGCTGACGAAGTAGAGGAACGGTTTGCAAAAGTCCCCATGACCTGGGGGCAGGTCTGGACAATGGCGTCCAATATCGCGATCCGTGCGCTGAGTCCGCTGTTGTCCGCTATTAACTGGCTTGCCAATAATATTTCCGTGATTGGACCGGTTGTTTTGGGACTTGGAACCGCCTTTCTGGTGTTTCAGGTTGCCGCGCATTGGACGCAGATCGCGTCGGCCGCCATGGGTATCTACAACGGCCTGGTGAACTTCCTGACCATCGGATACGGCGTTCTGACCGGGAGTACGGCAGCAGCGTCCGCCGCCCAGTTCACCTACAATTCCGCTTTGCTGGCCAGCCCAGTTACCTGGGTGGTAATGATGCTCGCTGTCCTGGTGGCCGCCCTGTATGCCGGCGTTGCTGCCTATAACAAATTCACCGGTGCAGGCGTTTCCGCTACAGGTATTCTTGTCGGAGCTCTGGCGGTTTTAGGAGCATTCGCACTCAACAGTACGATTGTTCCGATGCATAACGGTTTTGCCATGTTTGCAAACTTCCTCGGAAATTTGTTCAATGACCCGGTGGCCGCGGTCAAGGTGCTTTTCTATGATATGGCTCTGACCGTGCTCGGATATATCACGAACATGGCCAGCGGAATTGAGACCCTCATCAATAAGATCCCAGGTGTAACGGTTGACCTCACCAGCGGCCTGGACAGCTTCTACGCGAAGCTGGAGTCTGCCCAGAAGAAGGTCAAGGACGAGGCTGGCTGGGTCGAGTACGTCAAGAAGATGGACTACATTGACTACTCCAAGGCCGCCGGCGCCGGGTACCGCTTTGGCGAAGGCCTGGCGGACAAGGTTGCTGGGGTGTTTAGCGGAAGCGATTATGCTGGGCTGGGTGATATCGCCGGCGGCGTCAGCGATATTGCGGCTAATACCGGGAAGATCGCCGATGAAGTCCATATCGCCGATGAAGATCTGCAGTTCTTCCGGGATGTCGCAGAAATGCGCTATATCCAAAATTTCGTGCAACTAACACCCACCGTCTCCATGAGCGCAAGCATTTCCGAAAAGGTCGATGTGAACGGTGTCATTCAGAAGATTGAACAGGCTCTCAAAGAAGAGATCGCAGAGAGCGCGGAGGTGGTTCTCGCATGAGATATGCCATCACATTGACGTTCCAAAGCGGTGGGATGCTTCAGCTCCCGATCCTTCCCGAGAAACTGAAAGTTTCTTCCCCGGGGAAGAACAAAACCGCGACCGTGCTCGGCATCGGTGAGGTGCTGCTGCTCCGTTTGAAGGGACTGCGGTCTGTGTCCTGGGACAGCTTCTTCCCCGCCTCCAGTGCTCCGTATGTGACCGGGAGTATCATTACCCCGGTGGAGGCCGTGCGAGCTATCCAAAGCGCAAGAGACAGCCGTGAGCCGGTTCAATTCACACTCTCTGGATCCGACCTCGACATCAACACGCAGATGGGTGTGGAGGATTTCTCCTATGATGAGCGCTTTGGAGCTGTTGGCGACATCTATTATTCCATCAAGCTCAGTGAGTGGAAGGACTATTCCCCACGGCGGCTGATCCTTTCTGATAGCGGAACAAAGACCGCTGCGGCAGAGACCCCCAAGGAGAGGGGCGGAGCGACGCCGGTGGTACCCAAAACCTACACGGTCGTGCGGGGAGACAGCCTGTGGGCAATATCCAAGCGGCTGTACGGATCCGGCTCCAAGTGGACGGACATCTACTCTGCGAACAAGGGAACCATCGGAGCGAACCCCAATAAAATCTACCCGGGGCAGGTGTTTACCATCCCATGACTTTTCAGTATCAGAACAACCAGACTGGGGATGCCTTCGACATCACAACGATGGTCAAAGCGGCCAAGTGGACGACAAAACGCCGCGGCTCCCCCGCAAAGCTGGAACTGAGCGTTCTTTCTTCCTCGGATGTTGCTTGGGCAGAGGGCGGCATCGTTACGATGCTTGACGGCGGAAAAGGCCTGTTCTATGGATATGTTTTCAAAATCTCCAGAACGGAGGATGAGTTTGTTGATATCCTCGCTTATGACCAGATGCGATACCTGAAGAATAAGGATACCTATGTCTTCAGCGGAAAACGCGCAGATCAGGTACTCCAGCTCATTGCTGAGGACTATAAGCTGAAGACCGGTCAAATCCCCAATACCGGGTATGTCATTCCGTCCATGGTATTCGACATCAAATCTCTATTTGACGTCATTCTGGAAGCGCTTGACCGCACGCTGATCCACGCCGGGAGGATGTTCTACCTGTGGGATGACTTCGGCGCCCTGCGGCTCTCAGAGGTCATTGTCCCGAAGGAAGTGCCTGTGATCGGTGAGAACAGCCTTGCAACCGGATTCGAGTATGTAAGGAGCATCGACGGCGAGACCTACAACAAGGTAAAGCTTGTTCGGGATAACGAAACCACCGGGAAACGGGACGTTTATATCGCCCAGGACAGCAATAACATGGCCCTATGGGGAATTTTGCAATATCACGAATCTGTGGATGACGGCTTGAATGCCGCGCAGATCAAGGACAGGGCCATGAAGATGCTGGAACTGCGGAACAGGCCGGAACAGAGCCTGACGCTTTCGGCCTTGGCCATCCCCGGCCTTCGGGCGGGTCAGGTTATTTTCGCGGATCTCCCGGGCATCGATGTCCGTCGCACATTTCTTGTGGAAGAGGTGACGCAAGACATCGTTGAGGAGACCATGTCGTTGAAAGTGAAGGTGGTCTGATGCTGGAGGAGTTGAAAAAAGTCGTAAAGCAGACCGAGGAAGCAAATGTCCCGGCTCGATTCCTTTTCGGTGAAGTCAAAAAACTGTCCCCGCTGACAGTCCTGGTTGACAACCGATTCTATCTGTCCCCGCCGGCGCTGGTAGTCCTAAAAGAGATGTACGGCCATAAGCACATTGTTCCGGGGCACAGTACGGAAGTCGCATCGAACCATTCGCACGGCGTGATGCAGTTCGACTCCAATATCGCGGAAGCGTTGAAAGTCGGAGACAAGGTCGTTCTTCTCCGGAACTACGGCGGTCAGGAATACTTGATTTTAGGGAGGCTCTGATATGCTACCGACTACACCGAAAACAATCCTCGGAACAACTGAGATCATCAAGCAGGCGGATATGCCCAGCAAGACCTACCGTATTGACTTCCAGACTGGGCGCATCTCCGGCACGGTGGATGGCAGGGATGCCATGGTGCAGGCTATCAGAAAGATTCTTCAGACGGAAAGATTCCAATATCTCATTTATTCCTGGAACTACGGGATGGAGTGGAGCCGGCTGATCGGTAAAAGCCGTGAAACTGCACTGGCAAATCTCAAGCAGCAGCTGGAGTCTGCTCTCCTTCAGGATGACCGCATTCTGAGCATAACCGACCTGAATGTGACTGATTCCGGTCGCAGATTTTTGACCGTATCCTTCACAGCAAATACCATCTTCGGGGCGGTTGGAGAGGAGATCACAGCCAATGTATGAAACCCAAACCTTTGAAACTATTATGGACCGCTGTCTTTCCAGAGTATCTTCTTCCGTTGATAAACGGGAGGGGTCTGTGATCTATGATGCGCTGGCTCCAGCCTGCGCTGAACTTGCGACGCTGTACACGGAGCTCAGTAATATCCTTGACCGGGCGTTCCCGGATACCGCTACGGGAGAAGATCTCGACCGCAAGTGCATGGAGCGTGGTGTGATCCGTAGGCAGGCCACCGCTGCTGTCAGAAAGGGCGTGTTCACAAGCTCCAGCGGCGCGGCATTCAGCGTCCCTATTGGAACTCGGTTTTCTGGCGGAGAGATCAACTATACCATCACCGGCGCACTGGATACCCCCGGAGCTTATAGCCTGACGGCGGAGACGCCCGGTGAAATCGGAAACGACTTTTACGGTACGCTGCTCCCCATCGATTTTGTAGACGGTCTGGCAGGGGCTGAGTTGGAGGATATCCTGATCCCCGGGAAAGACACCGAAAGCGATGACAGTCTGCGTGAACGCTACTTCAACTCTTATGACAATCAGGCATTCGGAGGAAACCAGTCTGACTACAAGGAGCGCGTCAGCGCTCTGGCGGGTGTCGGAGGTGTGAAGGTATTCCGGACGCCTTCCGGAGGCGGCACTGTCGGACTGACCATCGTGGACAGTGAGTGGTCTGTCCCCTCCTCTACACTGATCGCTTCCGTGCAGAACGCCGTGGATCCACTCACTGACCAGGGCAGCGGTATCGGATTTGCCCCCATCGGACACACGGTCACTGTTTCCGGCGTTACCGGCAGGACCATCAACGTCAATTTCAATCTCACTCTGGAGAACAACGTGAGCTGGCCAGATGTGCAAGCGGCGGTAACGGCCGCAATCAGAGGATACTTCCAAAGTCTGATAAAGCTCTGGGCAGACAGCGAGGCGATCACTGTCCGTATCAGCCAGGTTGAAACTCGGGTGCTTGCGGTCCCCGGTGTTCTGGATGTGGAAAACACCACGTTGAATGCCGTCGGTGCGAACATTCAGCTTACTGGGACGGAAATTCCAGTTTTGGGAGAGGTGTTGAATGGAACTGCTTGATTACCTGCCTGATTTTATGGCGGAACTGGAGGAAATGCAGGAACTGACGAAAGCTGAACAACCCGAGATCGCGGCGGCCATTCGGACTGTCCGGGCAGCTCCTGACGAGTTCTTTATTACAATGCTCTCTCCTGCCGGAGCGCAACGATGGGAGAAAATGCTTGCACTTCCGGTTCAGGAAAGTACTCCAATCGCGGATAGGCGCTTTCGCATCCTTACAAAAGCAACTGAGCAGAGGCCTTTTACCTTGCGGCGTCTGAAGGAACTGATGACAACGCTGTGCGGAGAAGATGGTTTTACCGTAACCATGGTTGGCAGCACCTTTACTCTTTCCGTGCGCGTGATGCTGACGGCCAAACAGAATTATAATGACGTGGAAACGCTTCTGAATCGAATTGTTCCAGAAAATCTGATTTTGGATTTAAGCCTGATGTATAACCAGCACCAAACGCTGGCTGCTTTTACGCATGCGCAGCTTGCCGCCTATACTCATTATTTCTTGAGAAACGAGGTGCTTCCACATGGAAACAACTGATATCCTGAAACTAAAAAAGCCGTCCCAGAACGATTTCTATAACGTCAATGATTTCAATGACAATATGGATATCCTGGAGGCCGAGGCGGCAAAAGCGAAAGCCAGACAGGCAACACTGCTCGTCCATGCCCCTGCAGGCTATAGTATTGAGGTGGTGCATCAGAGCTGTGCCTATACTGCGGTCTCTACAGCGGTTGGTAATGACGCATACGCCACCATCGTACTTCCCTTTGGCGGTTGTGCCACGATCAATTTCCGCCAGAATACACAAACTGAGGACGTAAAGTGTACCCTTGTTGAAGACCTCATTGCAGATGGTAGAACGACGCATATCATTCTTTCGGATGATTTGATTGCATACCAGAGCCCGCTATCTGCGATACCGGCAGGAACCTATGCGGCAGGCGGACCGTGCGCCCCTGGTGGAGCGAGCGGCTATGTCGTTACATTTCGTGGGAAGTCTCATACGATTAAACGAACATCCTTTGATGAGTTCAAAACCGGTTACAGCAAAATATCTGATTCGAATAAGAAACTGGATGCCAAAAATGAACTGTGGCATGCGGTGCGCATTGGAATGATTACGGCTGTTGACTACAAGACCATCACCGGCGAGGATTACCCGAATATCCCTCCCACGCGAGTAGAAACTAAAGCGGCTTTGTAAAGGGGGCCATCTATGACTATCCCTTATTTGGACACCGTCCGTCCCGTCCCCATGAGCGACATTCCCGAGGAATACCGGGACATTGCCGAGGCCATCGGTCTTGAGGCATTCACCCGGCTGACCCGGCTGACGCTGCTGTGCGGCGGACAAAACCTGTACATCCCCAAACGGGAATCCTTAGAGCGCAACGCCCGGGACCGGGACATCCGTGCCCACTTCACCGGCGGCAACTACCGGGCGCTTGCGGCTCAGTTCCGCCTCAGCGAGCGGCAGATCCGCAAAATCATCAACGGCACCCGCACCTGACCTGCACGAAAGCAAGTCGGATATCATAAGAAAGGGAAACCGAAATGGATCTTTATCTCTATAAGATCGGAACAACTACCCCGGTTCTGACGATTAAAAATGTAACATCCTATACGGATAACTCTGTTGCGGGAGAAGGATCACCAGATCTGGACGGAGAGCCTTCTGACCATTGTACTTATTCTCCGCTGGCGGAAGGTTACGAGCTGTCTTCCAAGCCGGACTGCTCCGAGACACTGCGGGCGGCGTACCGGGAAGCGCATCCATCGCCGGAAGTCTGGCGTGAAGAAATGGAGGCCATGATGGCAATTGCACTCTACGGAGGAGGTGACGAGGCGTGACGATGCAACTGAAATTGCTGGTCCGTGTTGTAAAACGCAGGGTCGGCAGTGGAGAAGACCTAGAGGAAGTCTTGAAGGACTATCCCAAATTGAAGCCGGCGGAAGCTGACGAGGTCAGAGCGGCGGTTGGAAAGGAGAACAGCGATGGGAAATAACTCTGCACTGCACATCAAAACCGTTATCACCGGCGTGATCGCCGCGCTGACGGCCTTCTGGGGCTGGTTTGGCTGGCTGGTGATTATCTGGGTGGGCCTGATGTTGGCCGATTGGTTGGTAGGCTCCGCTGTGGCCAGCAAGGAGGGCCGCTGGTCCAGCGCCAAGCTCCGGGAGGGAGCCTGGCACAAGGGCGGTATGATCGTCATTGTATGCGTGGCGCTGGTGGCAGACTGGCTTATTGGCATGATGACGAGAAACCTGCCCGGTATCGCGCTGCCATTTACGTATACAGTACTGATCGGGCCATTGGTGATCGTATGGTACGTCATTGGGGAACTGGGCAGTCTGGCGGAGCACGCCGTCCACATGGGCGCGCCGGTCCCGGAATGGCTGCCGAAAATCCTGGCCGCTGGCAAGTCCGCCGTGGATGCCGCCGGTGATAAGATTGTGGGCGAAGACGAACCCCACGAAGAAGCTTAAAGTAATTTACATGTAGCTTCAAGTAACCCCGGCTGCGGATGCGGCCTAAAAAATAAAAAAGGAGACTTACATTATGAGCAAGATCACTGACATCATCAACAAGTACACCGTGGGTGAGGCCACTCTGGAGGACACCAACACCGCTCTGGCAGAGATGGGTGCTGATATCCACCTGGAGCCCGGCAAGCATGAGCTGACCGCCGAAGAGACCGCAGCGGCCAAGGCTGACACCGCCGCTACCGCCAACGGCTATGGCCTGCTGGATACCGGCACCGGTTCCCTGGATAAGGTTCTGGTCAAGGACGGTCATCTGGTGGACTGCGACTGCGGCGAGATGTACGCCCTGTGCATGATCGCCGGAAAGACCTTCCGGGTGCAGGGCACCGCACTGGTCGAGGCGGAGTGATGACCGCCCTGAAGGCAAAGACCCGGGCCGCCGTACTTCAGATCGCGGAATGGCAGCTGGGCGTGGTGGAGATGCCCACCAACTCCAACAAGGTCAAGTACAACACCGCCTACTACGGCCGCGAGGTCAGCGGCGGGGCGTATGCCTGGTGCATGGCCTTTACCTGGTGGGTGTTCCGGGAGGCTGGTTTCAGCCTCTACAAAACAGCCAGCTGCTCCGCCTTCGTCCAGCGTTACCGGACGGCAGCTCCAGCGCAGGTGGTGACCAGCGGCTATAAGCCGGGGGACATCGTGTTTTTCGATTTCAGCGGAAAGCGGAAGAAAACGGAGCACGTGGGCATTGTGGTGGGTGTTGTAGGTAGCACGATCCTCACTATTGAGGGCAACACCGGCACCGGCAATGACGCCAATGGCGGCGCGGTGATGAAGCGGCGCCGGGATGTTTCCCTCATCACCTGCGGTATTCGGCCCGGTTATCCGGATCCGGCCTAAAACCAAAACGAGAATCGCCCTGCAGCACTGCGCTGTGGGGCGATTTTTTTACGAGAAAAAGAGCGACATCCAACGAGGACCAGTCGTCGGATGCCACTCTCCTGTGTTTGACGCATAGACCAGTCGAAACTGGTACAGTCGCCGTTTTCAGTACACGGTAAGATTGTATCACGTTTCGGGTGGTCTGACAAGGGACCAGGCTGGTTTATATTGTGCTGAAGGATGGTTTTGCCTGGCATCCGAAAAGCCCGAAAATCAATGATTGAGGTACACGCAAAAGTACACACTTGACCTTTGGACACACCAAAAAATGTTTGCCAGAAGTTCATGAAAACGTATATTTTATTGGCTATCGAATAACTTTTTTGCTATAATAAAAGGTATCTACTGGTTCGAGTCCAGTAGTCTCCACCAGAAATCACCGGAATCACTTGATTCCGGTGATTTTCTTTCGTAATCCGCAACTTTTTTGGACGCTTAATTTTCGCCGTTTCTTCAAGACTCACACGCTGACCCACACGGGGAAAGGTGCGGAAAGTACCGGACAGGGCCAGACAGGATTTTTCCTGACTGGCCCTGTATTTTTTTGCCATATTTACCGCATCTGCTGGCTGATGACCCCACCGATGGTGTCTGCGGCGTCCTGCTTCATCTGGGCCGTAGCGTGGGTGTAAGGGTCATCATGTACCCAAAATCATTACAGCGTACAATATCCATGATTCGTGATTTTGCACGTCGGCAGCTTTCTTGTTCTGCCCGTTCGGGATTTTTAGCTTTTCCCGGCGGCGCAACATTATAGCGCCGTTTTCGTTTAATATCGCCTACGCCCATTGGAAAGATCGCGTGTGTACAAACTTGTTCTTCGATTAAATCAGGGTATTCTTTCAACCGTGCGTTCGTGTAAATTTCTCGTTTTGGATGGGATGGAAGATTCTGAATATGTTGGTACGGAGCGCACCAGCGCCAAGGAAGTTGCAACTGCTTTTAAAAACGGTATCTGGGCGCTGTTGATGCCCGTCATCATTCTGGGCGGCATTTATTCCGGCCTGTTCACCCCTACTGAAGCTGCCGCTATTGCCGTGTTCTATGGCATTATTGTCAGCGCCTTTGTGTACCGCAATATGGGCATGAAGGATTTCCTCCATGTGCTGTCCGCATCTGCTTCTTCTACCGCCTCTATTCTGTTCCTGGTGGCGAATGCCCATATTTTCAGCTACCTGCTGTCCAGTGAGCAGATTCCGCAGAAGCTGGCAATCCTGATGACCAGCCTGACCACCAACCCCACCATGATCATGTTCCTGATTATGATCGTGCTGCTGATTGCCGGCTGCTTCCTGGATAACGCCGTGGCCGTTATTCTGCTGACCCCCATCTTCGTCAACGTGGTTCAGGCCATGAACATCGACATCTGCTACTTCGGCGTGTTCCTGGTGTTCGTGCTGGCTATCGGTCAGGTTACGCCTCCCGTGGGCCTGTGCCTGTTCGTTGCCTGCGATATCGGCAAGGTCTCCATTGAGAAAATCAGCCGCGAAGTTCTTCCCTATGTGGGCGGTCTGATTGTGACCGCAATTCTGCTGGTGCTCTTCCCCCGGATTGTCACTTGGCTGCCCAGCCTGACAAAGATGGCTTGA